AAACAAAAGAATGTGAAGTTCAGACCAGCATCATAAGCACAGAAATATAAAGAAGGAATAGTACGGTTACGCATAGAGTTATCGTAATCAAAACGCTGCGGAGATGTAATCTCTTTTGACTGCTTATCTCCTTCAATCTTACGATCAGGATTATGAATAGTCATATTAAGATTAGTGCACTCAATCTCAATGTTACCATAAGGATCAATACAGAACATCGAACGATCTGTATTATTGTTCTCTTGAAGAGCATCGATGATCATCTTAGCAGAACCACCACGACGTGTTCCGATTTCAACAACAGCGCCTGGAGTTTCTCTTGTAACTTCTTTCACTCCATTATAAAGAATCTCATATTCTTGAGAATCAACACCAAAGACTTCTTCGGTAGAAAAACGAATCATTGCCATATTATATACCTTCTATTAAATGTTTGCCCATACCCATAATATATATCCCGATGACAAACACCTGGATTGTTATTAGTGATTTCTTTTCCCAATGAAATGCTATTGCTAACCATAGACCATTACCTATAGTAGAAACATATACATTAAGAGGATAGATATTAAATGAAGTGAGAGCAACACCAGCTATAAGTGTTACTGTTGCGATCCACTCAATAAAAATCCACGATTTGATCTGCGATACCATATCTTATTGCCTCCCTCGGAGTAAGCCAAATGTCGTCAGCAGGTAGTAAATACTTTTTGATTGTTGATTCTGTCTGCCCAGTGCAACGCTTATAATGCTCGATAATCCTACGACTGGTGTTCGTGAATTCTTTTACAGAAGCCATGAGCTCATGCTCTTTGCCAATAGAACCCCAGGAGAATTGGTGAGACAAGATAGCGGTATTTCTAGTAATGAACCTCTTTCCTTTTTCTCCCGCCATAAACGTAAGTAGACCACAAGAAGCAATTTCACCCATACCATATGTATACACCGGAATCTTGGAGCCTTTCATTGTATCAATAAGAGCAAAGGCAGAAGCAACTTCTCCACCAGGAGAGTTGATAATCATTTTCATATATTTTGGTTTGCTTTTTTCAATCAGGTTACGAGCAATAATAAATCTCATTGCCTCTGATGTTGAAGTCTGATCGAAGTTTGATGAGAAAATATAATAGTGATGGTCTTCAATATCTGGAATTGTTATTGTCTTATCTTCATCTTTTGTATGCACATCAATCTCCATATTGAACAGGGGGCATAAAGCCCCCTGAATTGTTATTAATTTAATACTCGCATTTCAACACGAGCAGTTCCATTATGCTTGAAACCAAGAGCCGAGGCTACGTTTTGGTTTGCATCAATGTTTCGACCACGAATGTATGGTCCTCTATCGGTAACAGTGGCCACTACTGTTCTGCCAGTGGCAGGGCAATATAGATGAACATGTGTCCCGAAAGGAAGTGTTTTATGAGCGATACCATAGGTAACTCTCTTACCGGAAGCTGTTCTTCCGACTGTATCATAATACCACGATGCGTTGTGAAGGCTGGCGGTATACCCACTTAGATCGGGTTGGTTGTTGCCAAACAAATCTTCAATGAAATCTGCTTTAGCAGATGCGGCAAATAACATTGCCACAAGGGCTATCATATACTTCATTTATTTTCCTTTTAATTATGGAAGAGGCGTATATTGAATAGCAAAAGTTAATCTATGTCCTCTTGCATATACGCTCGGCGGTATTACCATATGCGGTATTGATCCGTCGAATATAATAACTCTTCCTGGTACGTAGAAAGAAGTATGAATTACTTCTTTCAGGTTATCGGATCCAAAGATAGTATATCCCAACCACTCTGGTCTCCAATTCAAATTAACGTAATAAAGAAAAGTAACTCCACCTTTTATCTCATCAGTATGAAAATTACACTCTTCAGTAGGTGTGGAGCAATTAACTCTTATTTGTTTTATAGATCTTTTAGATAAAGAATGAATGTTGTCTAATTTTTTAAATGCTTCTGTATTACAGATACCAAATTTATTTAGATCATCATTATTGAAGGATGCAAATATCTGATTATGACTACTGGATGTATCTGTATCAAAACCATTTATCTTATAAAAGGATCTTGTTATAAACCGATAGAATCTTGTTCTTTCTTCAAAAGAAAACAAATCATCATATACGTGAATATTATTCATATCAAATCCATTAATGGTGCTCCAGGCAGGACTCGAACCTACAACCACGCTGTTATGAGCAGCGGGAACTAACCAATTGTTCTACTGGAGCTTATTATCTACGCCAAGAAACGATCCGCTGCAATTGATGCTGCAAATGCCTTCGGCTTGACGAATGGAATAACATTGCAGAATCCTTTGATATAACCCACAGCTTCACTAATAACACAAGAAGAACCAAACTTCTCGTCAGGGTTAATATCGAGATGTATCTCAACATGTCGGTCTCCTATTGCTTCTTCAAGATCGACATACATTTGCGCAGTCTTCATTACCTCATTCATCAAACGAACTCTTGGACGGTCTTTCTTTTGGTCGTAGTCTCTTTCATTAGTTAGTTGACCAAATATCTTACAACCTCTATTACCATTGTAATGGACTACGACAACAGTGGCATACTCAGCATGCCATATATTATTCTTATCAAGATAACGAGCAGAGTCTGAACCAATATAGATCTTAGTTGTTTCTGAAGTATTCTTAATGAATACTTTTACTTCTTCAAGATCCAGATTTATCAACTTGCACTCCTTTTATATTATCTATTATAATATTGTTTTTCAGAAAAGTCAAGTGTTTTGTATGTATCTTACAGGAGATCCAATTATTATACCAGTTATCTGATTCTAAGACATTGTTTTCAAATTGGTATTTGGTTTCAAAGTATGACATCTCTCCTTTAGAAGAACAAAGACGTAGTATCTCCCTCTTGAAAGCATCTTTACCAAATATGTTGACATGTTCGTTTAGTTCTTCATTGGAACCATAGTAGTCCTGCCAGTCGGACTCTGCTTTATATCTTTTCTTTTTTCCCTTAACCTGTTTGGTCTTAGAGAAATAAAAGTTCTTCTTACCAATATACTTTTTATTGGTTCGGAGATTCTCTATTATATAGACGAATCCGATAACCTTTTCGGGTATTACCTCCATCGTGGTGTTTTCATAAATCCAAGTCATAAGATATCCTAAAATATAAATAAAACGTAGATCGCAGAGTGGGGACTCTCATCTACTCTAACCCTGTGTGGAGGATCAGCATATGATTATTTATATTCCATATACCTATCTTATTGGATGGTCAGAACATAATATATGGTATTACGGCGTCAGATACGCCAAGGGATGTCAACCTTCCGATTTATGGACATTCTATTTCACTTCTTCCAAACTCGTCAAAAGTGCTCGTGAAACGTATGGTGAACCAGACGTTGTTCAGATCCGCAGAACCTTTCTGACAGAGGATGCAGCCAGAAACTGGGAGACAAAAGTTTTACGCAGAATAAAGGTTGTGGTCAGAGAAGATTTTCTGAACCAAACTGATAATATTGCTATCTCTATAGAGACAGCGTCAGTAGCAAAACCTGGTACCGCTAAAGCTATGGTCGGCAACAATAATGCTTCTGGCAATAAAGGCAAACCAAAATCTTTAGCGCATAGATTAGCTATCGGCGCTGCCCTAAAAGATAAACCTAAATCAGAAGATCAAAAACAAAAACAATCTGCTGCTATGACAGGCAGAAAACAATCTGCCGAAAGCAACGAGAAGAGATCCAGAACCCTGACAGGTCGCAAAAGAGGACCATACAAGAAAAAATCTGGATCTCCTTAGTTAGTCCTCATAGTCCTCTTCTTCCTCTTCTTCATAATCATAGTAACCGATTAAGTCACAGATTTGTTCAAGAAGTTGTAATGTTTGTGCTTCGATATCAGAATCATAGATATCTTCATCAGAGGATATCTTATTATCTTTTATAAACTCTTTACATATATCGAATAACTCCGCATCGACTCTCATTACGAAGCCTTATTGAACCAAGACCGAACCCAGTCAAACCATGGCTTTACGTAAGTATAGAGAGAAGCAACCCACTCATACCATTCATTGAACTTTGCTCTTGCAGCATCGATGTATGGTTGGAAGTTATAATCTTTTAGTTTGTAAGCTACTCCTGCAAGCACAACTGCTGCAAATACTGTTAATACTAGTTTCATCGTATCGTTCATTTGTTATTCTCCTTAGACTTATTCTTCAACTAAATAAATGTAGGTCGCGAGATCCCACAGTAACCGTAATCGTTAGATATCGCAGTTTCCAGCGCTACAAGCAAGTTGTTGTACGCCTTCAACATTATCATCATTCTCAACCAGAATATCCCAGTCGACGGTTGTTGGGATTTCTTTAATCAGTTTTTCGTATTCGTCCTTATTTATAGTCTCGTATGGTGCTTGACGATACGAACCACCATCGTAAGGTAAGAAAGATACACCAGACATCTCGTCGAAGTGATCATAAACCCATGCACCGACCTTTGGCCATTCCTCTTCCTTTACGTTAATTGTAACTGATGGTTTATGCTCGCACCAATGACGCTGATACATTAACCAGAGATCAAGATGTTTAATAGCGTCGACATCATTACGTGTTACTGATTCTTTTGGAAGCATCATCGGAAATGAAAACACAGTAGTAGCATGAGGCTTAGTAACATCTGGCTCATGAGGAACGCCAGAGTCAATAAGATGTTTAGTAAGCGGATCTTTATTGTCAGAGCGTACACGACGAATATAATAATGGTCGTGACCTGGATGAATACCGGAAGGACTAAGAACAAGTTGACTAACAGTTCCGGATGGTTTAACACAGGTGATAGCAGCTGCTTGATTGATTCCAAGTTTCTCACTCCATTCTTTATTAGTATCAACAGCAACTTGTTTTAGTTTCTCCAAACGCTTCGGAAGATCTGGATCAGCTGGATCATTCATCAATGGACAATCATAAATGCCAGTGAATGAAACACCAAGGAGTCTTTCTTCCTCTGTATTCTTTTGCCATATCTTACGGAGATATGGGAAGTGTGTCATAGTACTTTGAAAGGTTCCAAGAATCGTTGCCACTCTAATCTTTCTTGCAAGGCTCTTTTCATCATCGTCGCTTCGTATAACAACTTCTGTGAGATTACAAAATTGATATGGACGCAGGATAATCTCAGAACAGGGGTTAGTTCCAAATTCATGAGTAGCATCTCTTCTTCCAGACTTAGCAGCCACTCGTTTAGATGCGTCTCTACTGAAGATTCCTCTTTCGCCTGACTTCGATTCATAGATAGAAAGCCATTCTGACATGAACTGTCCGACTTCTGGCTTTTCAGTATAGACTGCCGAGTTGTTTGAAAGAGCTCTTTGAACATTTGCTTCCCACCATTGTCCTGCTTTTGCATGACGCATACGATCATCAGATAGATTAGAAAGAGAGATCATTGCTGAACGGCGAACGCCACCAACAACTACGACCTCCGCAATTTTGCACATTAAATCGTGACATTCTAGTGAAGTTAATTTTCTACCATGTGCATTTTTAAAAACCTTTACAACGAATTTAAATAATTCGTTTAGTGGTTCTGGACCACTTGATCTTCCTCCAAAAGTTTTTAACTGAGCGCCAGCTGGTCTTAAATTGGTTAGATTCCACTTTGGTATTTCTCCAGCATATAAAAGTGAAATAAGCATACGTAGAGCTTTAGACCAACCTTCTTTGCTATCTCTGACAGTAATTACTGTGTCGCACTCATATAATTCATCAGGTATTTCTGGTAACTTGTTAACATATTGTCTTTCTACAGAAAACCCAACGCCTGTTCCATTCATAAGAATGCACATAGCTTCGTCAAAAGATTTTGGATCATCTACAGGCAAATAAGAGCAATTATATCCAGCGACATTGTCTCTGTCTAATGCTTTACCAGCGGTCATTAAAGCCCGCATACTTGGCATAACTTCTAGATTATAAATTGCTTCGTAGACTTCTTTCTTTAACTTTTCATCATCTATCTTTACTTTGTCAAACATATAATCAACATAACGTTGAACTGTTTCGTTCCAATGTTCTCTTCGATTCTTTTCTGGCAAAAATCTTGCATAACGGCTCTTGTGGATAAAACTTTGATATACGTTCATTTCGGACATTTACTTACCTCTTTTCTTGCAATTTTCGCCATGATGTTGCTTATATATGAATTTCTTTTTTTGTTCTGGAGACCATCCGATAAGATAATCATTCATCTCATCGAATATCCTTATATATTCTTCTTCTGAAATGACTCTATGTGAGAAAATATCTGCAGATATATGTTCCTGTGCGAAATCTTCAAGACCACCATCAGGATATGTATCTGATACTACATCATCCAGAGCATATTCATTCGGCTCATTATCTTTAAGCTCGATAGCATACACATGACGAAATGTTGATACAGTTTCAACTAATACTATTTTGCTCATGACCAATACTCAGTTAGTGATGGAAAATGATCAAGGATCCCTTTCTGTGCAGACAAAGCAACTTCACGGTGTTCTTTCTGTGTGCCTTCTGTAGCACGAACATCGATGTAATGAATCCAAGAACGAAGTGTTCCTGACATATATAGACGGGTTGTAGTTAGTCCCTCTGGTAATATTGCTCTCGCCTGTTCTTTGGCAATACCCATTTCAATAGCAGTCTTATAATGTTTAACTGCAAGATCGCCAACAACACCTTGAAGATAATTCCAATCATATTTAAGATTTTCATCATCCGTCTCAATACTATTCTGACGATTCTTAGCATCCTGTAGTCTTGCTTCTCTCGTTACAAAAGACATATCTTTAGTTGGATCTGCATAACGCTGACTCCACTCCTGAAAAGTAAACGATCTGTGGCGAATGATCTGGTGTGAAATATCTCGAGTAGTGTTGATCTCCATAGTAACTGAAACCATCTCAAACGGACTCCAGTGATTATGTTCAATAAGATACTTGAGCAGCTTACTAGCTGTTAATGTGTTGTGCTGATTAGATGGATTAGATACACGTGCAGTATAAGCAATAAACTCTTCTGCCGTCAAACGCTTACCACATCTGTTGTTTGCATCATCTGTTCTAATCAATGGCTGTGTTACAGCAATAATCTTAGCGTCGTTCATTCTTCAATAACCTCATAGCTCTTTTCAAAGATTTCTGGATAACAAGGATAAAACTCTCCATGAACACCTTTAATAATATAGTCTCCGTTACGAGCAGTCATAATACCTTCGAGTGTAAGGATCTGAATATACTTCTCAAAGTTATCACCACGTTCTACAAGCAATCCTTTACACCATTCAGATATCTTCTTAGCATTATCTTGTGTTAACTGAAATGCTTCCACTTCAACAGGTTTCTTTCGAACTCTCATGCTTTACTCCAATTTTGTAGTGCTAACTTAGCAGCCAGATCTTTATAGGTGTTTTGATCAATTATATACTGAATGAACTCAGAAGTCAAGCCTTCTTTTACGGCATCGTTAACATCTTTATGTTCGAAGTTTTGTGGCCAGATACACACCGAATACCCTGCATATATAGCCTTCTGTATCTTCTGAGTAGTCTCCTTAGATCTCGGTTCATTATCATATACTACGACAAGGTTCTCCTTTGGAAGAGAACGAACAGCAGATACTAGGTCTCCACCTCCTGTAGCGATAGCATTAGATAAGAACATAGAGTCAAACTCACCCTCAGTGATATATGTTTTCTTATCAAGATTTACTGTATCCATACCGTATAGGTTAGGAAAGTTCTCGTTAATAAGAATCTTAATATACTTAACAGGACTGTTCTTTGCTATTGAACGGAAGTTCATAGCGATTACTTCTTTATTTACATTTAGATAAGGAATAAGAATACGTGTCTCGTCTCTTAATAAAGAATCTTTCTCGAACTTACCTGGTAGAATAGTATTAACATAGTTCTTAAAGTTAGGACAATAGAATAACTTCGCATGATAGGGATTAGGGATCTTTCTATCAGCAATAAATATTTTTATAGGATTATCAGCTGATAACTGACTGATCTTCTTTAAACCCTTCAATGGTCCACCTGTCATAAAGACTGGCCTCTTCATCTTTTCTATCATAGACT